CAGGCATGGGCCCTAAATTATTCCAAGGCCCGAGGTCATACCAGCCATGAGTATGAATTCGTGTTATCTTGGGATACGTCATTTTCCGCAGGTCGTGATGACCCCGCAGAGGTAGACCATCGCCGACAAATAAGTCAATAAAGTCACGTGTTTCCCTTATGGGGATAGCGTGTCGCCACAGGGATTCAAGATCCCAAGTGGCGGACGGACTTACTTTTGGCGATGATTCACCAGAGACCGACAGCATAACGGTGTAACCCGCATGCCCATCTCTCATTGCCTGTTTCTCAGGCAAACGGACGAGTCCTTTAAACAAAAACCCACACCATCCGTTTTGCGGACGGGTGGGGCACGCTTCGTCGAAATTCGACAGGAGTCCAGAGTCCCCGAAACCTTCCGGAATTTTTAAGTTCCGAAATGCGTCAGGAATCCGCTCCGTAACGTGTAGCCAAGCAGCATGAAAGCGATAGTCACAGCCGTAATGAGAATTCCGGCGATGAGCATAGCGCCTGACACTGTTAGCCAGTTTAAAAAGGCTTTCCACATTTGAGATAGTTTCCTTAAGGAAAATGGGTCTGACGTCTGTACCGTCGAAGTAATCTTTTCCGCATGATTCACGGAATCTACCAGAGTGGAAACTCTTCGATAGATTCACAGCGAATCCTGCGAAATTGAGAACCTTCACCACAGACTCGTAATGCTCAGTCGGGACTACGATATCGTCCCCATAAACATTCACGGTCTGCTCTCCACCATTAATTTCTAAGCACGATTTACAAAGTGCCCAAAAAATCAAACTTTCGAGTTCGAAAGTACACGCGTTCCCCATTGAGGAGAATTTGTGGTAGTAAATCCAGAGTTTCTTCTCACGAAGGTAGCCCTGCTTACTTCTGATTTGGTCGAGAAGCACGTACCACGCGCCCGGTAAAAGGTAACGCACCAGTTCTTGCGAAATGGTGTCGCTTGCCCCTTGCAGGTCGATTGTGGCTAGATCTCCGTGAAGAGATCCGTGTTTAGCTAAACGCTGGTTGTACGTCTGATCTTTGAGATCGACGTCAGCGTGTATACGAAGTAATCGCCTTATTTCGCTACCGAAACCTTTCTGTAAGTATGAATTTACATGAGGTTCCTTAGCGATTATTCGATGTGTCTTCGCATTCTTCGGCACGAACACGATCTCGTTGCCTCTGACGATATTCATAGTCTCTCTCGTGAGAGAAACCTGAATACTAGGGAATTCATCAGTTTGTAACTGACAATTCACCCAGGCGGGCGTGCTGTTCACACAGCAGTGACCCATGACGAGAGCATTACTCGTTACGTCAAGTTCAGCTTTGAACTTGATATAGGCTGAAGTACGGCTACCTGACACCGCCGTAGTGGCACCAGGTCCCCATCCAAAACCACCTGAAATCCTCTCCAAATCGGGGGTTCGGAGAACAGAACTAATTTTTCGTTTAGCGAGCCTGAAAATGGCTAGCATAGACGGGTCCCATAAGGATGGGTCCAGTTCCAATTCTTTAAACCTTTGATTCGTCGATTTGCAGGTGTCCTCAAACTTGAAGAACGATTCGATAGCTTTGCCTTTCGGATCCAAATCCTCGTGAGAGAAATCTGGGAACTTGGACAGAAGCTTCGTAACAAGATAGTCATCAGCGAACGCTTTCGCGTCACTGTAACTGTCAGGGTTAATCTCTAGGTTAACAAGCTGCGCATACTCATTGTTTTTTAACAATAAGTGCGCCGCTAGCGACCTTGGAGTATCAACTGCTTCAAAGATATTTGAGGAAACAGACAACAACATCTCTTTCGAGATGGTACGAGACACGGGGCTTAGCCTCCGTATTAACTCTTGCTTGTGCATGAGCACCTTTCTTACGTTATCGTAGGGGAGGGCGATCCGTAAACCAAGTCTTACGACTTAGTATACGAAATCGAGGTCGTGCACTTGCAACGTGACAATTGCCTCATCGATCAGATCTCGCATTTGTGCAAGCACGTCCTTTCGCTCCTGTTGGGAGCTGCGGTCGTGCATGACAATCTCGAGACTGGCCAAGTTGGTATATGCCACAGAGTAAGGTCCGTACGCTGCTGTCTGCTCGAGGACAGGACACTCGAGCTTCCAAGAGACTTTGTTGCTCCTGGCTTGTTTGTTTGCAGACCGCTGCACCAGAGTTAGTCGATTCTGTCCCGCGAACACGGCTTGCGTCGAGTCGCGCCACAGAACCAGACTGTTATCACTGGTGGGTTGCAGTTTGTAAACACGGTTGACGGGCGTTGTCGCCGCATCAGTGAGGGTAATGTTGGCACGTTGGCCCATTACGGTTCCTTTTGAGTAAGTGAATGTTTCGCGGTAAGATATCTTAACGCGATGCTTTCCGGAGGAAAAGACTTTGTAGTAGTGCGATGGCGGAAGTGGCTCTCTTGAGTCCATAATCTGCCCCACTACCGAACGGGTTTTGAAATCCTGGTAGCATCGGCGTCGGAAAGTCAATCAAACCGGTCCTTGACATGGTCAAAGACTGATAAGTTTGCCTTAACGGTGCTCCTGAGTAATAGGACGTCTTGCCCGGTCCCCTGTTTACGGTCGGATTCGGCGTGATCACGTTTGAAGTGTCCACGAATCTTCTCTCTGACCTGTAGCCCGTGTAGAAAATCAATCCTACCGTGGCTGTCAAGTTTTTGAGATAACTGCCAATTGGGATAAACCAATCAGCCACGAACGAGAAAGGAACTAGTTCCCAAGCCACCTCTAGAGGATTATCAATCCCTAGCTGTGAGAACGTGTTTAGTTCACCTCCCTGGAGCTTGTAAGCACAACCATATTCCACCCACCATGCGTCGTTAGACGTGCGCACAAGTGGATGTTTATCGGTTGTGACGGTTGTTTTCACAGTCTTTGATGACTGTGTCTTCGCCCGTCCGCTAACATGATAAATCTTGTTAGATCTCTTGACTTCAAGTTCGGCTAAAGCTTGCGCGTGGCCGTACACATCGTTCAAGAGTGGCTTCCAGCCGTAAGAGTACTCCAACCAAGTGTCAGCAACAAAATCATTCATATGAGTTTGTGTGCCTTGACGAGTCATTGAGCGTTCGTCATAAACGTGCTCTTGCGCATCGCGGCTTTTGGCCGCGTTGTAACGCTTGTTAAAGCGTCTTCGCTGCTTCGTCGTGGACGTTAGTCCTAGACTCTGGGTGAGACCCAAGTAATCGCCTCGCTTTATAGCCTTTATAGACTCATAAAGTCTCTTCGCAGTTTTTGCGACGAGATCCACCGTTTTGTGCATTTCCGCGGCCGTAACCAAAGTGTTGACTTTCGTCTCACTTAGTTTCGATCTAAGATTTGCTATGGCCCGTTGGGAAGGGTCATCGGTGTTGGCGACGTTGGTAGCAAGTGCACTAAATGACGAGACATTATGGTACCATGTCCAGTCATCGTAGTAAGTTGGCGAAGAGGTATCGACATAGTTCCCCTTCCACATAGTCTGGGGGTCACTTAAGACCACAACAGATTTTGAGTAAGGGTTATTTGTCAGATACATCCTCTTTCTAGTCATCTCTCGAAAACTAGGCACGTGTACTACCGAACTGGTCACCCTATCTCGAGCGAGTGAAGTCAATGTTGCCCCTAACGTATCATGATCTAATACACCACGAATAGTTACGATTTCTCTGTATCTGAACGTGGATAGTAGATGTTCATCGGGTAAGGGCATAAATTAACTCCACTAACTTAAAGAAAAGGCTTAACCAGTCATAGAGATCGGTATCTTGCGATACCTGGCTTATGAAACCAGCCCCCATCAAACTGGTGGGAGGTGTGCCATTTCGCGTAAGGAATCGACATACGCCATCAAATCCTCGTCAGATAGATTCACAGCCTCATCGACAGTCAAAGGCACGGTTAAACCGTGTTTTCGACCAACGATACGACTGTAGATCTGAAACTGAGCGAGAAGCAGATCGCGTTTGAAGGGGTTCGCTTTTGGCGTTCCATTTCCTGTAGCCATGACACATCTCCTTAACAGTTGGGGGGGTAGTAATCGCATCACTTCTCTCACGAGATGTAGATGTCTCTCCTTACTAGGAAGAGAAAGAAACCCTTAAAGTAGGGAAACTCGTTCATCATTAAAGTTAGATTTCGAGGGTCAGCCTGTTCAAAGAATTGATGTTTAGAATATACGACACTAAAGTCGTAGATCCATATTCCTCATCCAAGCCCAGGACCAACTTATCCTTTAAGCTAACAAGAGCGGCCAGATCATGAACAGGAAGTTCCTGATCGTCAAAGCTCTTCTTAATGAATGCACTCAGACTATCAAGCTCTTGCTCAATCGCCTGATTTGCATCGTACACCAGATCGTAAGATGATACGCCCGAAAGCGGAACATCGACCGAGAAGGTGTGCAGTCGGAAGCCACCCCGGTAAACATTTACGTTTACAGAGAATCGCGAGCCGAAAGCAACAAAAGTGTCGAAAGAGTAGATCATGATAGTTCCTATGTGCAGAACGGAGTTCCTCGAAATGAGG